GTATGACCCTTGTACTCTCGCAGTTCATCAAACTCATCAGGTTCCAGATAGCCAAGCAAGGTGGTCAAAGACCACACATGCCGGGCCAACTGTTGCCCAAGAGCGTCAGGGTATGCGTTGACCCAGACAAGATGATTAAGAAGGACAGGTTTGATCATGTCTCCAGATTATGGTTGGTAACGTTCACAGCGCTCTCGCTGAGCCTAAGTCAGGTGAATGAGGGCTTCAAGGTCCAAGACCTCCCGGGCAATCCGCATAAGCGAAAAGCTCTCGAAGGTCTGTGGGCACTCGGAGAATTCATCCTCTTGACGGGGTTCCGCCAAGGCCCATATGCACTCGGGAAGTGCATCAAACAGTGGGCAACAGAGGCTCAAGCCCTTGCAGCGGGAGCGCAGAAGCGAGAACAGAAGGTGGGCTATGCCCCACCCTTCCGGTCGTTCATTCGTGGAGCACTCGAAAGTGAGTGGACCCGAGAAAACGCCTGGGTGTTCGCAAATGTCGGACGATCCATACCACCCCCTCCCAAGGACCTCGGGAAGGAGCAGGACGAGCTGTCAGACTGGGCGGAACGAATGTTCCACCGCGGCGAACCAACCAGCACCGATCTTCTCGGAGAACTTCGAGACTGGGTCACTACCCGAATCAAGAAGCTCCTGACACCACGGTCCGGGGCAGACGACTGGGAGTCGGCCGCCCTTGCCAAAGGGCTCGGACCGGTGGCTTTGAACGGTTCCGCTTCGTTGGAACGGTCTCGCGCTAAAGGAGGCGTATACTCGTACTATCTCGAGCGTGCATTCTCTCTCAAAGGCGGGAAGTTTGACTTCCCTGCTCCGGCAGTGCCGCAGCATCCCAGTGTCAAAGCCACACAAACCACCCAAAGTGATGGTAAAGTGCGTGGCAATTTCCTTGGGAGCCCACCCGCGGACCCAGCCGGCTGGCTGGGTGCACACGGGGGAGAGGATAGGGACGGCAAGAATACCGTACCTAAAGAAGCACCTCGTCATGTACGTAGGATCCTACTTGAATCGGTGGTAACCGAACTCGTAGAAAGTGACATCCGTGCGATGGCAGATAAACCGCTACCGACGAAGCCACTTGCTCTGCCTGAAAGAGGGCAGAAGATCCGTATCGCCTCGATCTCCCCTGCCGCTGCCGTAGCAGCCGGACAGAGGATCAACAAGTTTCTTCTAAAACTGTTGAAGCGGACCAGCGTTCATGGATATATGCTGAAGGGGGCCAACGGCGTACCAGTTGGCCTCTGCCAGGGTTGCACCAGGTGGGCTCACGACAAGGACTTCGAGATTACCTCGACGGACTTGTCAGCTGCCTCAGATTGGATCCCCCACGACGTTGCTAACGCCGTGTGGGAAGGAATCTGCGAGGCAGCTGGAGCTCGCATCACACCCTTCTACAAGCAAGTCGGACATATGTGCCT